GTTAGCCAACCCTGGCATATTTACTACGGGCCAATCTGTAACTATTGCTGGGGCTGGCTCTACCTTTAACGGGTCATACACAATTACGGCCACTATTCCGTTTAGCACAGGCACTAGCAATATCTTGCCAGCTTTTAATATGCAGCTTAACTATTGGCAATTCCCGCAGGGCTATAGCTTTATCCAATATGCCAAGACTGCATCGGATCAAAACTTTAGGCGCGTACTGCCATACGGCACGGCTACAGGCGATGATACAAAGACGGCTACATACGCCAATACCCCAGCCATACAGGCCGCCGCGCTTATTCTGGCTGAGAATATATGGACAGCGCGCTTTAGCACACAAAACGGCGGCACAGGCATAGATGGATATAGCCCTAGTCCGTTTAAGATGAGTAACACACTCATAGCATCTATTAGGGGCTTGCTAGCAAACTATCTTAACCCTAGCGCTATGGTCGGCTAGATGACTGCCGCAATTACCACGCTACGCAGCACAATAGCTGCAGCTTTAACTAGCTCTGCCTGGTCCACCTCGGCCTACCCATTAAGCACGGTATTGGCTAACAGCGTGACGGTAGCCCCAGCCGATCCATACATTACCCCTACCAATAATTCACGCGCGACTATATCGCCCCTGGCTAATTTTAAGATTATTATGGTTGTGCCTATGTTTGATAACCAGGCAAACTTTATAGGCATTGAGGATATGAGCGTAGCCGTATTTAATTTATTGGCTGCTAGCTCTATCGTATTTAACGTTAGTGCGATATCTGCCCCTAGCGTATTAAGTGTGGCTAGCGGTGACTTACTAACGGCCGATATGACAATCAACGTACTCACAGCTTGGAGCTGACCTATGGCACTAACCGATGAAGATAAAGCATTTTTAATCAAGATAGGCCAAGAGTTGCCTGTCGAGGTTAAAGAAACCAAACCAAAAGAAACACTACAAGAAAAGGATGAGGCATAAGCGATGGCCGTTTATTTAAGTAATGGAGTAGTGGTAACGCTTAATAGTGTGGCCCTATCCGATCACGTTACAAGTGCAACAATTAACCGCAGCTTTGATGAGCTAGAGGTTACAGCTATGGGCGATACAGCTCATAAGTTTGTAAAAGGTCTAGAGGCTAGCACTATTACACTTGACTTTCTAAGCGACACAGCTGCCGCTAATGTCAATGCAACTCTGCAAGCCGCCTGGGGTACAACAGTAGCTCTAACACTAAAGCAGACTAGTGCCGCAGTATCGGCAACTAACCCGCTATACAGCACTACAATTTTGGTAAATAACACTACAGACATTAACGGCGCAGTAGCCGATATTGCCACACAGTCAATTACCTTTACCTGTAATTCAGCAATCGTTATTACTACTTCATAATTAACCAAACAAAGGGGCTAAGACAATGGCACAACTTAAAATAACAAGGGCTGACGGATCGGTATCTGAGCATCAGATAACACCGCGTATTGAGTATGCCTTTGAGCTATACGCTAAAAAAGGCTTTCATAAAGCTTTTAGAGATGATGAAAAGCAATCAGATGTGTACTGGCTAGCCTGGGAGTGCATACGCACTAGCGGCGAAACCGTACCCGTCTTTGGGGCAGCCTTTCTAGACACCCTGGCTAAGGTTGAGGTGCTAGACGATAACCCTTTGGAGTAGTGGGGCGCGGTAACTTTGGTTACCTCATAGCGCAGCTAGCCGTTGAAACAGGCATCGCGCCCCAGACTTTACTAGATTTAGATAGCGTAATGCTAGCTAATATATTGCAGGTGTTAAAGGATCGAGCAAAGGAGATGCAAAGTGCCAGTAGAGGTAAGAGGCGCACTTGAACTCCGCAAAGCTATTAAAAAGTTTAGCCCTGACCTGGCAAAAGAAACCCGCAAAGAGTTAGCAAACCTATTAGCCCCTATAGTTAAAAACGCTAGAGGCTTTATACCTGCCGAGGCTCCGCTATCGGGCTGGGGCGAAAGTACAGAGAACGCGTTATGGACTAAAAAGAATAGATTATGGGATACAAAAGCTGCTAAAGCTGGCATAGGTTATAAGACCACACCATCAAAACCTAATAGGCAGGGCTTTAAGGCCCTAGCCCGTATATTTAATGCAAGTGCGGCAGGTGCTATTTATGAGACTGCAGGCCGCGTTAATCCTCAGGGTCGCAGACAAAGTACAGAGATTACTAAAAAGAAAAGTTACTACGAGTACACCTACATACGCAGAGGTACTAAAAAAGAGTCTGCCAGTATCAACCCTAATGCGGGTAAGCAATTTATAGATGCTATTAACGAGGACGGCTTAATAGTAGATGCTAATAATCAGACAGGGGCAGGGCGCAGGTCTAATAAAATGAAGGGCCGTGCCATATTTAGAGCCTGGAAAGAGGACGGCGGTAAGACTAACGCCGCTGTGTTAAAAGCTATAGAGGGCTCAAAGATAAAATTCTATAACGCTATGGGAGTTAAGTAATGGCGGCCCTTGATCCCAGCGTAGTAATAAATATAGCCGCTGAGTACACAGGTAAAAAGGCTTTTACGCAGGCCGATAAAGCCACGCAACAACTCAGTAGAAGCGTAAAAAACTTAGCTAAAGGCTTTGGCCTCATCTTTGGCGTACAAGCTGCTAAACAAGCCGTACGCGCCTTTGCCGCCGATGATAAAGCTGCTAGAACGCTATCTAAGACCTTAGATAACTTAGGCCTAGCCTTTGCTGATCCTGCTACTAAAACTTTTATAGCCGACTTAGAGCGACAATATGGCGTACTTGATGACCAACTCAGGCCAGCCTTTCAGAAACTTATTACTACTACAGGCGATTTTAACAAGTCACAGGATTTATTAAAGACCGCACTAGACCTCAGCGCGATGAGTGGCATAGATGTAGTAAGCGTGGCAGGTGATTTATCAAAGGCCTATGCAGGTAACACTCGCGGCCTTATGAAGTACGGGCTTGGCATATCTAAAGCCGAGCTAGCTACAATGAACTTTGACGAGATACTAACTCAGGTAGCAAAGGTAAGTAGCGGCCAGGCACAGCTTGCAGCCGATACTCTTTCAGGATCAATAGCTAAACTATCGGTAGCTAGTGCTAATGCCGCTGAGTCACTAGGTAAAGATTTAATACAGGCCCTTACAACTCTAGGCGGCGCGGGTGGACTACCTAAGACCTTAGGCCTTATCGAGTCAATAGCTAGCGCAATAGGCGATGCCATAGTGGGCTTTAGCCGTTTGATACGGCAGATAGATATTATTACTAGCAGCGGTAGCCCTATAGAAATGGTTAAGCGGCTAGCAGCCTTTAGAAAGTTATACCAGGCCGAGGATGCTGCTCAGCGTATGGCAGAAAGTGGCGGCGGTGGTTTTAGCTCTTACCAATCTAAAAAAGCCGCCGATGCTCTAGCCCTAAAGTCTGCTAAGGCTCTAGCTGCAGAGGCTAAAAAAGCTGCAGCTGCAGAGCTAGCAAAGACTAAAGCTAAAAAAGACCAGGCGGCCCTAGATAAGGCAGCGCTAGCCCTGGGTAAAGGGCAAAACGTTTTTGATATGGATGCTATACAACTTAACGCCGCAATGCTTAGCTCTACCGAAGCGCTAGGCAAAGCCACCTCGCAAACTCAACTACTTAGTATTGCTAACGATTTAGCACGCCTGACTATTAAGCAAGATATGTTAGTCCTGGAAGATGCTATAGCTGCTAAAGATGTAGCAGGGGCTACGGCAGCGGCTAAAAAACTAAACACAGATATAGCCATATTAGGTACTTTAAGTAATCAATCATTAAAATTGGCTGATATTAAAACTATATTAGAAAGTTTTGTACCCAAGAGTTTAATAGACCTGGCTAACCTTGATGCAGCTATAGCAAAAATAAAGGCACTTAACGCGTTGCAAGGTATTCAAATTATTGTACCCGCTGCGGCTAAAGGCGGCGGTGCAGGAGCAGGAGCAGGAGCAGGTGCAGGTGCTGGGGCTGGTACAACGGGGGCAACAGGCGGCAAGTTAGGCACAATAACCCAAGCCGAAACTACACTTTTATTACAAACTGCACTAGGTACGGATGCACTCTTTGAGTATTGGGATGCTGCAACGGCAGCGGCTAACGCTGCAGCCGATTTACTAGATTATCAAAATGCACAAAATGAGGCAGCTTTTAAGGCTAGCTCTTTATACAACGCTGGCTCTACTCTTAACTTTAACGCACCTATCTATACTATATCCGATGCTGAGTTTGCAGCCAATGTACAAAGGGCTATACAAAATAACAATAGGTTTGGCAATAACCTAGACTATGCAGGTGGCATAGGGTGAGCATCCCAGTAGTAAATGCTTTTATTAACTTTAGTACGGGGCCTAGTTTTGCTCAAGCGATGATATTAGACCAAGGGCTATTAGATACTAATATATTGGCCGATGCTGCTAGCGTTATTGTGGATGTAAGCGATGTAATAAATAACATAACTACACAGCGAGGCCGTAACGCACAGGCCGACCAATTCCAAACAGGTAGCCTAAGCCTGCGTATTGTGGATCAAAATGGAGATTTTAACCCGCAAAATGTAAATAGCCCTTATTACACTTATTTAACACCTATGCGTAAAGTGCAGATAACGGCTACATATCAGGCAACTACTTATCCTATATTTATGGGTTACATTACAAGTTACTCTACAACTACACCCCAAAATGCTAACGATGTGGTTTATACCACGATAGAGGCCGTAGATGCTTTTAGACTGGCCCAAAACGCTCAGATAGCAACGGTGGCAGGGGCAACGGCAGGAGATTTAAGCGGCACTCGCATT